AACTCCTACACCAACTCCTACACCAGTTGAAAAACCAACAACAATTCATATTGATGGAGATTCAGGTAAGGAAATCGCCCCTAAAGAAGATGGAACAAAACCATTCAAGAACATTGATGGTTATGAACCTTCACCAAAAGATCCTAAGAACGTAGAAGATCCAAAAGGTGAAACAGTTCGTGTCTACAACCGAATTAAGAAAGGTAATGTAGAAGTTCGTTACGTTAAAGATGACGCTTCTAAGACTGTATTGAAAGATCCAGTAGCAGATACAGTAGATGGCAAAGTTGGTTCAGACTACGATACAACAGATCACAAACCAACAACAATCACCAAAGATGGCGTGACTTATGAATTAGTCCGTACAGAAGGGGTTGAAAAAGGTAAAGTTGTAGAAGGTAAAACAGTCGTAACTTATGTTTACCGTCAAACTGTAGAACCAACAACAGTCCATATTGACGAAGAAGGCAACCGTATTGCTCCTCCTGAAAAAGGAACAAAACCATTCAAGAGTATTGATGGCTTTGAACCTTCGCCAAAAGATCCTAAGAACGTAGAAAATCCAAAAGGCGAAACAGTTCGTGTCTATAAGATTGTCAAAGGTGACGTTGAAGTACGTTATGTCAAAGACGACAAAGAACGTACAGTTCTTAAAGATCCAGTAGCAGATACTACACAAGCTAAAGTAGGTACTAAGTACGATACAACAGATCACAAACCAGTTACAATCACTAAAGACGGTGTAACTTACGAACTAGTCCGTACAGAAGGTAACGAAAAAGGTGACGTAGTTAAAGGTAAGACGGTTGTAACTTACGTTTATCGTGAGGTACAAAAACCTATCACTATCCATATTGACACAGAAGGGAATCCAGTTGCACCACAAGAAGATGGTACTAAACCGTTCAAAGAAATCGAAGGCTACAAGCCTGCTCCTAGCGATTCTAAGAACGTGGAAGATCCAAAAGGGGTAACAGTCCGTGTTTATGATAAAGTGAAGCCAGAAGCTCCACAGGAAGCTCCTAAGACACCTGAAAAACCACAACCTCAACAACCAGCTACACAAGCAGTTGCAACTAATCAGTTGCCACACACAGGATCAGAAGCAGGAACAGCTCTTGTTATCGCAGGTCTTGGTGTGCTTGGTTTAGGTGCGTCGGTTTACAAAAAGAAAGAAAACTAATTAGAGTTCTTTCTAAGTCTGCAAAATAAAATCATGAGATAATCAGGAAAAGCGGTATACAATTTTGTATATCGCTTTTTTGTTGTGTTTAATTAAAAACAGCTTGACAGCAATCTTATTAGGGTGTATAATATAAATATAAAAAACGAAAAAAGAGGGAAAAATAATGAGAAAAACTATTGAAGATTTTTAAGCGAAACAAAGCAACTTTCAGATGATACTGTTCTAGGAGAAGTAGTAGGAACGGATTTTTATTGGAAGTATGGCAAGGCGACTGAGCGATTTTGGGAAAAGTATTTTGATAAGAAATGTCAAGTTACTATGAAACACTTGCGATATCTTGCTGACTTAGAATTAGAGAACTTAGATAAATAAAGAAAGGAGGGAGAATTATGACTTATACGTTAAAAGTACAGATAGATCCCAAAGGGTATACAGAATACCTTGAAAAGGTCTTTAAATATGGGTATAAAATGAAGCGTGAAATGGTAAACTATTTCAATAGACAAGAATACCGTAGACAATCTTCTGATGATTATAAATATCTGGCAGAAGAAACCAAAACATTGAATGAATTGCAAGAAAAGATAAAAGAAACTAAAGATAAAGGGCTAAAAAAAGCATTGAAAGTAGAGTATAAGGAGAAATCAGATGAACTAAAAGAAGGTTGGATTGCTCTTAATAATGCCTTTGATTTGAATAGTGGAAAATTTGTTGACTACAACAATATGGGGCAGGTAAGTGTTATGTACAAACGCTATTCAAAAGATGGTATTCTTGACTGGTCTAACGTTGAAAATATGGCACAAGCTACTAAAAAAGCCTATTTAAAACGTAGAAGTCAATCAGATAGTGATAACTTTCTGAAAGTTCCTAGAATGGTTGACTTTACAACTATCTGGTACAGAAAACAAAACCATAATGTCTCGCTAGAAGGAATTTCATTTGGGAAACGCAAAAATAAGATCACTCTTCCTTGGAAGTTCAAAAATGATGATGAAATCAGACTATCTTATGCCTTAGAAATGCAAAAACTAGCTTTATATGCGGTTAAACGTGTTTTAGTAAAAGATAATACATGGAAGTATTATGGCTTGTTTGTGTTTGATGGCGTACCTTATGGCACAAAAGAAAACCTCCCTGCAAAAGGAAAGGTTGTAATTTCACTAGATGTAGACAAGTTAGAAGTCGTTGCAAAGAATGAAAGTTCAAATAAAGAATTGCGATTTGATCTAACAAATGATCTGGGATATTCGGAAAAATTGGCAAAATTAGACGCAAAACTTGAAAGTTCAAGACGAATTAACAATCCTGATAACTACGAAGAAAATGGTGTACCTAAAAAAGGAGTATACACTTGGAAGAAATCTAAAAATTATATCAAGATCAATAATAAGAAGCGGTATATTTGGCACAAGATCAAGAACTACCGAAAAAATCGTTTTGAGAAGATCGTAAATGATATTTTAGAACTTGGTGACGAATTTATCGTCTATAAGGAGGATTTTAAAGCCCTACAGCAACGAAAAGACTTTGACAAGGAAAATATGTCATGGTTCGATACACGCAAGCAGAGAGGCTTTGAGATCATGTTTAATGCGCCTTATGAATTTTTGTTGTTGCTAAACATGAAATTGAGTTATTTTGGCAAGAAAGCAGAAGAAATTAAAAAGGGGAAGTAGTATGAAGAAAAGTAATTTTTATTTCAGGTATAGGAATGTTGGTGTTTTTCCTTGTTATTTATCTATCCTTCTCGTCCATTATATAGTGGCGAAGAGTCTTGATCGTTTTGGAATAATCTTAGTCAAAATGTCGAATATCTTAATTGCTGAAACACTCCTATGGATTGTATTTGTTGCTTATTTTGTGATTGAACTATGGTTTGTGGTTCAATTAGTAAAGGAATTTTTTAGAGCTAGGTTTGCTATCGACAGAACTGATCCGCAAGTAGTGCTTAAACGTTTCTTTGGGAAGTTAGTAATAGAGTTGTTTGAAAAACGGAGAGGGAAAAATGATTGTAAAAAACTATAAAAGTAGTGGAGAAGAAATAACTTACACGCTAGACTACGACCTTTTTAGTGTGGACGTAGAACATAAAAAGACTAGTACAGGAATTATTGTTACTGATTTGAAGGGTCTTTTTGGTTGGTTAGGAGAACAGGGAGCAAGTGCAGATCCACTAAAAAAATTCCTTGAATACCAAAATAGCCTATTGCTTGCAGGAGAAACACTAGATTTTACAATGATTGAACGTAAAATGACACAAAAGGAAATTGAAGATCTGGCAGATGAACTGTTTGATAAAAATATATCAGATCACTTGAAAAAAATTGAGGAAAGGTCAAAAGATAGAAAAATGATATGGCAAATTGGTTTGTAAGGATAAATCATAGGAAAGAAAATAAGGGGGATTTTTATTCTGAACAAGTAGAACGGAAATTGTATTTTGACTATGATACAAAACGTGATGTGCTTGATAAAGTAAAAAATGATTATCCAGAATATTTTTTTGATAAAGTCCCTCAAAGGACGATAGACAAAGAGTTCTTTTATGCCAATATCTATGAATTGGATAGTCAATGGGAAGCATTTTGGACAGAAAAAATACCTTGCCAATATTGCGGAGAAAACCCTGTAAGTCGTATTGAATTAAAGAACAACGATTATAGCGGATATTATTTTTGTTATTTGGAACATGAAGAACAATACTATGAAAATCGTCTTAGAGAAGATGATAGGACTTACAAAAATGGTAAAATAGTTGGCTTTATTTATAAGATAACTCATAAGCAAACAGGGAAAGTGTATATTGGTAAAACAGTAAACCACCCTATCTTTCGTTGGTTTCAAC